ATTTAGTTGATGCCCATAATTCTACGAATGGTTTTATAACTAGTGTTTTAACACGTATGAAGGATACATTACCAAAACAAGAATTTAAAATTGAATTAACTTCTGATATTTTACTTTATTTGTGGTCTCATATACCACGTGTTGTTGTTCAAGAAGAAATTACAATTCCTGATTTTAATAATAAATTAATTTTTGATTTAGTGTTAGGGTCAGATGCTGGTATGCCTTTTTTAATTAAAAATAGGGCAGCTAAAACTAGGGATGAAGGTGTAGTTCAGACAGCGATAATGTTGGCTAATATGTATCTTAAAATGTTGGATCAGGATGATCCTTTTAAGCCTGGTGTAGTTGGAAATTTTTATCATTATATGGAACAGCATCCAGAAGAGTTTGTTTGTGTTTTGAAACGAAAACATGAAATAATTCTTCGTAGTGATATAGATAAAAAGGTTAGGCCTTATTTTGTAGTACCTTTAGCTTTAAAGTTGTTATTTAAATGGGTTAGTTATTATAATAGAGAACAGAGTATTTCTTTTGATCAGACTGTGGGTTCTGTGTTTCGTAGTCACAGTGCCTATCGATTTAAATGGTCTTCTGGAGGCGCCACTCGTATAGTTGAATGGATTCAATCAATAAAAAGTGAATCATTATTTAATAATTCTAAATTGGTTTTTGCTCCGATTTGTTTTGGAGATGATAATTATTGGGTGTTTTGTTTGCAAGGTAATGTTTGGGTTATGGCTCCGGATGTTAAAGCTATGGATACTATGGTTACAAACAATATTTGTCTGTCTGAAATAATGGATCATCTGGCTTCTTTTAGACATACTCCCCCTGCTATTTATGAAAATATTTGTTTTTTATTGGCAGAAATGTCTACAAAAGTTAGATTATTAGTTCATGGTCCTTTGGTGGTAAATAAACAAGTTGGTGAGAATTCTGGTATGTGTCTTACTACTCAAATGGATATTAGAATGAGTGTTCTGATACATTATTTTATTGATAAGGAGATTGATTCTTTGAATAGAAAAAGTTTGTTTTTAAATGGTATACCTAATGATTTGATTGGTACATTTATTAAAAACATTCCCCAGGTAGTATTGGAAAATACTGGTTGTACCATAAAACCTGAAACTTTGAAAACGGAATTTTTTCCTGAAAGTGTAGATATTATGAAAAGTGATTTTTCTTTACCGTTTTTGGGTTATACTATAAAATTCCATTCAAAATTACAAAGACATTATCCTGTTCCTGCTGATTTAGAAAAATGTTGGGTTAGTTTAGCGTTGCCTGGTTCTCCTGGTTCTCCATCCAAGACTCCAGGTCTTGTATTAGAAAAAATATATGGTTTGTTATTGAGTGGTGCTTGTTTTAATCCTTTATTTAATAAATTGTCTCGTGATTTGTTTACTATCACGAAAAATAGTTTGGGTGCTGGTAGTAATAGTTTAGTAGATAAAAATTTGGTGAATAATGTTGTTTGTAGTAAAGATGAATTACAATTAATCATCAATCGTTTTCCAACACCTCCTAGTCTTAAAAATATATTATTTTTCTATATGTATGGTTTTGAGAATATTGATAAACCTGAATATCATAAATTTTTGAATGATATGGAATTAGTTGGTGAACATGGTGAGGAGTTGGCTCCTCAACCTGTTTTTATTTCTAATATTAATATCCCTACTAAATTAGTTCCTGTGGACCCTAAAATTGGTTTAAGTTTTGTTGGTCAAGAGATAAAACCATTTAAACCACTTATTCTTCCCAAACCAAAGAACTATAAATTTATTGTTGAACAACATAGAAAACATGTTGGAAAAGGTGAAAAATTAAATGTTGCTATGGATTCTGATGAAAAATCTCAGGATGCTTATTTGGAGCATCTTAAAATGTTGGAGGAAGCCATTTTGTTGAAACAAGATGGTGAATCAGAGTTGGTTACTTTTCATGAAGAAGAGGAAATTGATTATGGTTATGATGTTGGTTCTGCTAACGCTTTTGTTTATGGTGTTAGAGAATATGAACCAGATGATATTGGAGTATTGACTATTTCCAATGTTAAAAAGATGGCAAGAAATATGCCAAAACCACAATAATTATTCAGTGAGTTAATGCATTGAATAAATAAACAAAGGCAGTTTAATTGTAAGAGGCTTTAAATTCTAGTACCTAGAGATAGGCTAAGCCGCCTCCCTTAATGGGTGTTAAACGGATGTCCACAGAGTTTAACAATCGTGCATATATATATGTGTGAATGTTAAACTCTGTAGGTGTTTTTGTATGTTTTGACTAAAATAAAACATTCACCATCGGTGTGGACTACAGTAAGTCGCCTGCCTTGGATATTTTTATCCATGACATGCAGGAAATTCAGTGC